GAGATAGGGGAATTAAAAGCAATCTTTAGAAAAAAGAAAGATACAAAAAGTAAAAAGAAATAATATGGCTCAGGGAAGAAAATGGACAACAGAAGAAAGAGAAAACATTATTCAAGGAATAAGGCCTTATTTGGAAATGGGCTTCTCGCGAAATAAGGCTTGTGAATTAATAGGTCTAACACCAAGCACGCTGTCTAATTGGGTTAAGGAAGACGAATCACTTGGTATGAGATTAGCTGGTTACGAAAATGTTATAAACACCATAGCAATAAACAACATAGCAAGTGCTGTAAGGAAAGAATCGGAGCTAGAAGATGATATAAGAAAAGAAAACAGCTGGAAGTGGGCAGAAAGAAGGATGAAAAACGAATTCTCGTTGAAGACTGAGGCTGATATCACATCTGGCGGTGAACCGTTGAAAGGCAACACAATAATAATTCAAGATTTTACCGATGAAACAGATAGTGAATAAAAAATATGCTGAAGTATTTACAAACAAGAAAGTAAGATATGTAATACTTCTCGGTGGTCGTGGGGCTGGAAGGTCTACTGTAGTATCTCAGTATCTTCTAGCTTCTTTGGTATCACCAGACTATATGCGTTCGGCAATAATGAGAGCAGTCCACTCAGACATAAGACATTCAAGCTGGAAAGAAATAAGGGACAGAATATCAGAACAAGACATTGAAAAAGCTCTAACGATTAGGGAGAACGAAATGGGTATAAACTATGGAGCTAACTCTATTCAAGCTCACGGGTTTAGAGCATCATCAAGTTCATACTCCGCCAAACTAAAATCCCTTGCGTCTTACAATGTCGTCTGGATTGAAGAAGCTGAGGAAGTCGGCGAGGATGAATTCAAAACGCTGGATGACACACTAAGAACTAAAAAGGGAAACATTGTTATATTCCTAACACTTAACCCGCCATCAAAATCACACTGGATTATTAGACGATGGTTTGATTTAGAAAATGCTTACGAAGAAGACGGGAGTTTGATAAAAGGATTTTATAAACCCAAGCTAAAAAAAGAAGTAAATGATGTTTTGTTCATAAACACTTCTTACTTAGATAACAAGGCAAACCTAGACGCACACACATTAAAAAGATATGAGGAATACAAGAACTCTGACCCCAGTTATTATTACCAGAAAATAAAAGGACTTGTTCCAGACACGGTAAGAGGGAAGATATATTCTGGCTGGAAAATTATTGACGAAATACCACACGAAGCAAGACTTATTTCTCGTGGCTTAGACTTCGGATGGTTTCCAGACCCAGCAGGGTTAGTGAACATTTATTATTACAATGGAGGCTATGTCTTAGACCAATTAGCCTATGGAACTGAGATAAAGAACCAAACACTAGCAGAAATAATACAAAACGATGGACAAAGAGCATTGACATATGCAGATAGTGCTGAGCCAAAAAGTATTCAAGAGATAAAAGACTATGGGATTGATATTGTCGGCGTAGAAAAAGGAAAAGACTCTGTCTCTTATGGCATTAAGGTTGTTTCTGGGCAAAGAATATCAGTAACAAGACGAAGCAAAGACCTGTGGGAAGCATACGAGAATTACGCTTGGGATGAAGACAAAGACGGAAATCCAAAAGGAAAGCCCAATCACTACAAATCAGACTTAATGGACGCTGTGAGATATGGTTTAGTTAGTGTTATTGATGGTGGAACAGACCCAGACAGAAGAGAAAAAGAAGAAATACAAGTTTTAGTCAATCGTGATGCGTTTAAGAAACAACAAGCCAGAAGATTTATGGTGTAAAACTTGCTTTTTGTTTTATAAAATGTTATAATATAATTACCGATAAAAACTAACAAAATGAAAATAGTCATTGCTACAAAAAATTAAAAAGAAAAACCGACAAGCTCGGTTTATTGTTGTTTATAAAACATAATACTAACCCTTGTAACATTGCAGGTTCTGCTCTGTGTTTAATACTTACAAGGGTTTTAAACACAGAGTGGACTCTACAAAGTCCACTTTTATTATTAGAGCTGACAAGCTCGCTAACCACGCCCTACAAGGCGAAATAAAATATGTTAGACGAAAATCTAAACCAGCAACCTACTGCTGAAGAGTTAAAAGAGGAAGAAATTGCTCTACAAGACTCTAAAGAGGATGAAATTCGTAACTCTATTATAGAGAAATACGAATTAGACGAGGAAGACAACGCTGATTTAATTCAGAAATTAACAGAAGATATAATCGCACAGCGAAAATCTTTTGGAAAAGTTGTCTCCCAAAAGAGAGCATTAAGAGAAAAACTATCATCTATTAAACCAGATGAAAAGAAAGATAAGGACTTAGACCCTGTTCTTGAAGCTAAAAAGATTGTTGAAGAACAATTTATGCAAAGAGATTTAGAGGAACTAGAATACTCTGATGATATTAAGGATGAGATTAAGAAACTCGCCTCAATGAAAGGAATATCTATTTCCAAGGCGTCTAAAGACCCTTATATAGAATATCTTAAAGCACAAGAGGAAACTCAAAAAAGGATAGAGAAAGCAACTATTTCTCGGACTAACAAAGGCTCTTCTTATGTTGTTACAGACCCAGATAAACCCCTAAACCCTAACGACTTTGATTTATCAACGGAAGAAGGGAGAAAGGCTTGGGATGACGCAAAGAAAGCTAGAAATAAGTAAGTGAAATAATGCTAATGGACTATCACATTAAAAGTTTATTAGTAAATTAAAATGGATGACGCAAAATTAGAATTTTGGGGAGATATGCAAAGGACACTGTTTGTTTCAAACACAGCCGTTGCTATGCTCTCAAACGAACAGTTGGCAGGTTTAATTTCAGAAGATGGAAGAAAGGCACACAGACCTATAATCTCTCTACCACATTCTGGAACATATACACCTTACAACGATATTTCCTTTAATAGAAAAACCGCTTCTAAGCAAACACTTGAAGTTAATGACTTCAGTTATGCCGCAGATGAAATAGATATTACTGATGCAAATCAGACCAAATATCCTCTTTCAGCTATTTCAGCAGCTGACCAAATGAAGGTTCACAACAATTATATTGAATAAGCAGTTATGAAAAACATATCTGGTGCTTTCAATGTGATTCAAGACGCTGATGGTTCTGCTATAACAGTTGATACTTCAAATGTTTTAGATTTGTTTGAAGAAGCTGATACCAAATTGGGTGCAGTTGATGCTCCTTTTGAAGGTAGAATTGCAGTCTTCGGACCACACACAATCGGTGTTTTGAGAAAAGTAAAAGCTCAAAGAGAGTCAGCATTGGGAGATTCAGTATTAGAAAATGGGGTTATCGGACCTTGGAATGGATACACAGTTATTCAAAACAACAACCTTCCTTATACCGCCACCTTACATATGGCTACCAAGCCAACAGCAACTAACACAGTTACTATTGCAGGAGTCGTATTTGAGTTCGTTGACAATATTGACGACGCAGCTTCAAGCACTTCTAATATAGTAGTTCTTACTGGTGCAGCAGTTGCAAACTCAAGAGCAAACTTAAAGAGTGCTATTGAGGGTGACGCAGATACTAAGGGAACAACTTGGAAAGAAGCTACTGGTTCAGTATCTGCTTACAACAGGTTTGTTTTGAACGAAAAGAGAAATCTAGCTATAACATCAGCAGAGGATATGGTTCTTACTGGTTATGGCGACATTGTTGTATCTGAAACATTAGCAGACGCTGATGATGTATGGTCAGGTCAAGAGCAGTCCGCAATAATGGGAAACAAGGGAATGATTGACTTAGTTCTTCAAATACAGGAAATTGATACAATCAAGAAAGAAAGAGGTTTCGCAACCTTAGTCAAATCTATGATTGGTCTTGGAACCAAGATGTTTGATGACGGGGCAAGAGTTTCTTGTCGTGTTCGTATTGACGCCAGTGCTTGGAAATAGTATCTGGTAATTAGTTTGTATTTTTCACTTAAAAAATACACCTAGCCCTTATGGGTTGGGTTGAGTGCTAAAGTGGTCGGTATTTAGCACTCTATCCAGCCCGTAAAGGTAAGTAATTATTAAAATAATTCTCTCAGAAATGAGACAAAAAATAATATGAAAGTATTTAATAGAGGAGTTGATATAAATGTATCAAATGAAGACGCCTTAAAGGTCAATGGAACTCAAATAATAGATAAAGACGGTAAAATCTACGGCGATATTCACGCCGCCGCTGGTTCTATCGGAACAACAGAATTAGCAAATGATGCAGTTACCACAGATAAAATTGCAGCAGGTGCAGTTACAGCTACTGAGTTAGGAGCTGGTGCAGTTGAAACAGCAAAAATCAAAAATGCTAATGTTACGCTTGATAAATTAGCCGCAGGAATTACAC